CGGGATGAAAGCGAACTCGTCAAGAAAGATGACATTATAGGATCCACCTCGGACAGCAGATGAAGAAGTAGAGTTTGACGATATTTTTGATCCATTTTCTAATTCTAAGGAACCTTTGTTCCAACTAATTATACCTTGCTGCATCCATGAAGGTAAATTTTCATATGCAAGTTGCAATCTACCGAGTAAATCTCTAGCAGTTGATGCTTTGTTTGCAAGTATTGCAATGTTTACATTATCATTAAAAACTGCATAATGCAATAAGTAAGAAACACATGTTGTAGATTTACCTGTCTGTCTAGGCATTTTACATATGTTAAATCTTTCATTATGAAAGTTTCTAATTAGTTTCTCTTGAAAGGGGTACATATTAAAAGGAACTAATCCTTCATCAAGAGATACAATTTGAATATAATTTCTTGCAAAGTAAACAGGATCTTCTTTACATTTTAAAAATTCTATTACCTGCTCTTCCGTAAATTCATGAGCAGTATTGGCCCGTTTTAGATTCGGGTTACCAAGATATACATCACTAGTAGGCATAATTTAATCCTGTTGGTTATTATCTAATGATCTTATATTTCTCTCTTTCATCTGTTGTTGTACCTGAACTGGGCCAATGATGTCTATAAATTCCATGAAAGATTTGCCATCTTTATCTTCGATGGTAATTTTTTCTTGATAATTTTTCCAGTCCATTTACTTGGTTTCTTTATTATTATTTAGAAACTGTTGTTTCAACATCTTTGAAAGGTCTGATGTAGAACCTACAAAAACAGCATTATTAGTAACGTTAGTTGTATTTTTAACAGTCTCTTCATCAACTTCTTTGACCTTTTTCTGTAAATCTAATAATTTATCAGTGGTATCCGCAACTGATTTAATAATTTGTCCTGCAACCTCATATGCTCTTGCACTACCTTGTTCCTCAGCAACTTCCATAATACCATTAAGTGCTTCTTGACCTTTTTCAATTAATGAATAAAGATTTCCCCTAGTATATTCATAATCTTTACGCACCTCAGTTTTACCATCATTTTTGGTTAGTTTATTTTCAGATACGGTACTAACCTCAATTTCACTACTGGTATTGAGTGCGTCATCTATAGGATCAAAATTGTTATTCATTAGATGTCCTCTTTCCTAACTGGACTATAAGTTCTACCATCACCTAAGAATTCCCAATTCTCATCAAATCCAAAGTCATCAGCAGGGCCTGCATCTGCAGGATTGGGTGTTACTGTGTACCTCATTTCACGTTTTACTTTTTGAATATCAGTATCTGCATAAAGATCTGTTTGAACTTTTTTGATAAGTCCTTCTGAAGTATCTGCGATTGGGCCAAAGAGATAAGTTTTTGCGGTAAAATTTAATGTATATATTAAAGCTCTTCTTGTACTAAAGTCTCCTTCATAGTCATCTTGGAAAGAAACGTTATCTAAAACTAAAGGAATATCTCTTTTTTCTCCTATGGATTTTACTAAATCAACTGTTAGTGTAAATGCTGGTTGGAAGTATGGAAGTATCTGTTCAACAATCTGTAACGCATCATCATTTAATTTTGTCCATATACTTAATTCAAATCCAATATTATAAGGAACGGGCATATAAACCTTCTTCAAATTAGTTCCATCAGAAGTTTTAAATGTCTGTGTAACACCTGCTTTTCTAGTAGGATCATAAGAAATGGTATTCATTTCAAATGACATTCTTGGTAATGTTGTAGCAACTGGTTTGTTTAAATCTGCCTGTTGTTCTAGTCTAGCAAGAAATTTTTGAGCAGGGCCATATGATAATGGTACTTTAAAGTCACTATAATCTGAACCATCTTGAGTTTGATGTTTAATAACAAGGTTATTAAAGACTGTACCAAACGATATTATGGTTTTTCTAATTATTTCGTGATAATAATAAGTTCCTAACATTATACTTGTCCAAATGGGTTTGTTTCACTAAAGTCAATAATTGCATCTGCTTCTGATTCAATATTGTCGCTCTGATCATATTGATCAGCAAATTCTGCCGATTTAATATAATCTACATTATATCTAGCACCAGAAGTAGTTCCAAGTGCAATTTCACCAGCTTGGAATGTTCCTGATGTAGTTCCTAATTTAAGGACAACTTCATCTCTATCCCAACTCTTAACTCTACCTATAGCACCACTAACAGTTCCTTGAACAGCCTCATTGAATTGATAAGTTCCAATACCACTTATAGTTGCTGGTGGTGAAACAGTTGCAATACCTACATGTGAAGTATATCCAACACCTGCATCAGAGATAAGAATTTGAGTGACCATATTAGCAGATTTATCTACAACTGCTCTAGCAACAGCGATAGTATTTCCAGCACCTACAGGTGGTGCATCTATGAATACAGTTGCTGAATCAGCATAACCACTACCACTTTGTCCAACACCAGTAGTTATTACTTGAATACCAGCAGTACCAGCAGGGCCTAAGTTTGCAGTTGCGGCCGCACCAACACCGTTATATGTGGTAATACCATTAGTTGCTGTTGTTGCTGTACTTACTATAGTAACTGTAGGTGGTGTAGTATATCCAGCACCAGCGTTTGTTAATAAAATTTCTTTAACAGAATGTACACCATAAACAGATGTTGTTATAGCTACCGCAGTTGCAGTAATACCTCCACCGACTGGCCCAGGCCCATCAATTACAACATTAGGTGCTGTAGTATAACCATATCCATCTTCATTAAGGAATATATTTCTAATATATCCACTTGAAGTACCAATATTTAATGTTGCAGTTGAACCAATAGATATTAACTGTAACTCAGTCATATAACCATAATTAACGAGTGTCTCATCAATTTCCTGTGTAGCATCACTAAGTTGATTCCATCCACCAACGTCATCACTAAGTTCGTATAGTTCACATTGCAATTCATAAACATATCCCTTACCTAATTGGTAGAAAGGTTTTTCATGCTCTACAAACTTAACTTCAAAAATTCTTTTACCTAATGGAAAATATATCAAATCTCCTTCACGTGGCCTACCTTCAACAAGTATCTCATCACTTGTTTCACTCATTGATACTAAAAATGGTGCAATAAAATCTTCCCATCTTTCTTTTGATATCGTTACTACTAATTCATCCTTTAAACTCATACCAAATTTAGTCATTATATCACCAGCACCTGTATATCCCTCATAGGTATTAACATATGCTTCTAATAAAAAATTATCGTCAAATTTTGACGATTCAACTTCTCTAAAAATATTATCTCTATTAACTATTTTTCTAGGTAAATATGTAATTTCAACACCAAACATCCTCAACTGTTCGTTGATAAGATCTTGAACTAGTCTCTGTTCTCCTGCAGAACCTTTAAGGAAAAATGGATTTAATGCCATAATATTAACCTATCATATCAAGGGGTGGTACCTCGTATTCGGAAGTCATCTTCTCTAGAAGAGTATCTATTTCTCTTTGTCCATCTTCATATATTTCTCTACCATTAAATTCAATTCCACCAGGAAGTCTGACTCCTTTAAATTTAATTAAATTTTGTCCCCATTGTTTTTTCAATAATGCTGTTACGTATTTTTTTAACCATGGATCATTGTATATCTGACTATATGCTGTAGGATCTAATGCTCTATAACATTCCAATACAATATACTGACCTGCTTCTTCAGATCCCCAATCAATATCTAAATATAATCTATCTTGTCTTTGATTAAATCTAATTTGTTTATCTGTAGTCAATAAAAAATCAATGTCTTCTAGGTATGTCTTTACCATAGAATATTGTAGTAAATCAATTGAATTAAATTGATATAAATCGTTCAAAAATAATTGATATTTAATACTAAACATCCCAGATGATATTGTACTACTATCAAACTTAAATACTTTTTCTACACCAATTACAGAATCTGGAACGGGTATAAAGTTTGAGTTCTCATACCAATTAGAAGTAACTGTTCCCAATCCACTTACACTTGAAGAGTTTACACTTGTAGTAACTATACCAACACCACTTGTTCCGTCTGCTTTTCCTCTATCAATATCTTCTTGAGTAAGTTCATGTTTAAGATACATTTTTTCAACACCATTGTAATGACGTTCGTTGAAATATTGTATTGCATCATCTAGTAAATCATCAGCTTGATCATCATCAACGTTAATTTCTAAAACAGGAGCACCCAACTGCCTATATGCATAATCTTTAAGTTCTTGTCTAGTTGTTGGTTTTGCCATCAGTAAGAGCCTCCATCTATTAATCCAGCAGTTAATGTTCCATCCACATAAGCATCTTGTGTGAATGTTGCTATTGCACCAAAGGTAGCAATACCAGCAGTTACAATTAAACCACCAGTGGTAGCTCTAAATCCTTTACCAGCAGTAACTAATCCAACAGAATCAACATTTGTTACATCTTCATAAGTGACTGTTCCACCAACTGAAAGGTTACCAGCAATTGAAAGACTATCGGTTAGACCATCAAATGTAAATCCTGCACTATCCCTTAAAGTAGATCCTGTTCCAACAAAAGGAACACGAGTTGCTGTTAAGAGGTTAATTGTAGATATACCTGTGATATTTAGTGATTGTGCGTTTACGTTATCAAGAACGATATCATCTTGTAGGAATAAGTCACCACCAACATAAAGATCTCCAGTAACTGTAGCACCAGTGGAGATCGTTTCGAATACTTTTGTTGACCCATGATACAGTTCTGCTGTACCACCATATCCAATTCTTAATGCACCTTCACCAGTATCACTTATATAACTATGAGAACCATCATGAAATATTTCTAATGCAGTAGATGAAGTACCGAATTTTAATTTAGTACCATCATTATATTTAAAAGAACCTTCACTTGAATCAAAAAATGCTGTAACTAAACCAACACTATTTTTGAATTGTACATCTGCACCAAATGTAGAAATACCAGTATTAACATCCAATTGTGCAATTGAACCTATACCACCGATTACATTTTGTGCTGTAATCGCAGTAAGAGCCTCACCACCAGACGCACTGGATAGTATTTTTACAGCATTCTGTTGGCCAACTCTTACTCTAATATCTGCCATTATTAGATCCTCGTTACTCCTGCTCTCACTAACACATTTCCTTCAACAACTCTTTCCGTCACATTCCCTTTTGTAATGAGAATATCATAAACATATCTACCTTCTCTCAAACTAGTAGTAGTTGCAGCAGGTAATTCTAGTACAATTTTTCCAGCTGAAGGTTCAGGAATACTAGCAGTAAAATCTGTTGCTGTGGATGCACCTGCCCATTTTCTCATTTGAGACGCAACACTATATCCACTCAGATCTAATGCTGAATTATTATCAGTAGATTCTAAATTAAAAGTTTGTTGGAATGTGGATCCTGTATTTACTACAAGATTATTGACATATACTGCAGCCATCTATTTACGAAAAGAATCCCTACTTCCTATTTATAGGAGTACTACTTCTTAGTTAACTCATGGAGTAAACTTTTTATTTCATCTAATTCATTTCTTAATCTGTTTATTTCCTCTCTTTGAGAATCAACAGCATTTATTTTATTCAATCTGTGCTTATATTCTGAATCATTACAATTCACAATAGCACCAGTGTTTTCATCCCGATATAAACCAGGATATCCTTGAACTTTGATCATTTAACAGCAATAGTACGAAGATCCTTAATTTTAACTGGGTATGCTTGATTACTGGAAGACATAACAATTTTAATTACATATCCAGTAAACTCTCCAAGATTTTCTGCGGAGAACTGATATTCTTTATACTCACCATCTAAACTTGGTGGAACGAGTGCATCAGGTAAACCACTATTCTTAGATTCATCTACTACTTGATTACCAAAACCATCTCCAGTTGTATCCTTAAGATTATCATAGCCAGGGAATAATTCAAACTCTTGTAATATACCCATAGAATCAGGTCTTTCTAGAGAATAAAGAACTCTAAAGTCAGCACTAGAATCTCTATATGCACTAACAATTACTTTTAATGAATCAGCAGCCTTGTTAATCTTAACTAACTGAGAGACATAAACTGCAGCATGAGGATCATTATCATGAGACTTAACCTCAGCATTAGTAGCATAATCTGATACTGGTTTGTCTATCATATTTGTTCCAAATTGTGTATAAGCAACATCTGTATAGATTATTGGAGATACATTTTGGTTTTGAGTAGATAATGTTATACCTGTAGTAAATGATTTATTCCTTTCAATATTACCTAAGTAAGTGGTTTCATTTATCTGGGAACATACAAGTCTTGGACTGTTCAAAGTATTAAGATTATTAAGTTCTACAGGTTGGAATCCCTTATCTTGGAATGAAACTTCATTACCATCAACACTAGTTCCTGTTACAGTTCTAATAGATCCTTTAACACTAGTCAAAGGTGATGGTGTAACAATATTATAACAAGGAGTTAATTGCTCAAACTGTATGTTTCTACTTGCTTTAGCATCTTCACCACCAGCAAAACCAGTATCTGTAAATGATAACTCTGGGTTAGCAACTGCATCAGCACTTCTATCTTTACCACCACTTGTTGTGTTAAATCCAACATAGTAAGAATTTAGTCCAATATCTATTGGAGAAATTTGATGGTTAGTATTGATTCTTCTTAAAGAAACACCATTTAACTCATATTTTTCTACATGATCACCAGCACTGTATGGTGTTGTTATAGTGGAATCTACACCACGAACAAGGTCACCTAAAGTTCCATTTCCTACTGATCTGTATCCAATAATTTCATCTTGAATTCTTACATAACCAGTACTTCCAACACCAATAGGTGCTCCTTCAAAAGTAGAGAATCCAACAGTAGATCCAACACTAATAGTTGATGCATTTACTGCTAAATCAAGTGAAAGAGTTGATTTCTCACTGTTACCAGCAATATCCAATAATTGTAATTGGTTATTTGTGGCATGCATACCATGATCAAATTGGTTGACTAAGAAATGCTTACCATCATATGGTGCACCATCAACCACTAAGTCTGAAGTAAAGACTGGGCCACTACCAGTGGAAGCATTTTGTATAACTCCACTTACAGGATCAACATATCTAAAGTCTTCAGTGTCTTTAAATGATCCTGTAGCAGATGTTCCTTGAATACCAGAGAGATATAATGTATCAAGACCGCTATTCTCAACAACAGTTAATAAAGCACCAGCACCAACATCTCCAGCAACATCAGCAGTTACAATACCTACAACATCACCAACTTTGTAACCTTTTGCTGCACCAGCAGTTGTAAATCCAGTGATTGTTCCATTTACATCTACACTATTAATCTTAATCTTAAATCCTTCACCATTACCTATTACATTAAAGGTACTAACATCAGTGGTAGTATTATTATATCCTGATCCACCAGATGTGAGAGATGCGTTAGTTACTGATGCACCAGTTCCGACAATATACGCATGAACAGCATTATTTGTAGATCCTACAATTTTTGTTCCTGGTACAAACGTTGTGAGTCCAGAATGTCCAGATGGAAGATTAGTAATACTAATTTTACCTGATTTAGCAATTGTAGTAATTGGATTATCATCAAGTACAGGTACATATTCATTACTTTCAGACAAGGTTGGATTAGAGAAGTATGCAGTTCCTGAAGAAGGTTTGAATCTTGCTTTATATAATTTCATCTTCATATCTTCCATCTGGCTTGCAGTCCAAATAGATCCGTTCTGTGATTTGAAGAGACTACCCAATGCCCATTGTTGAGTATAGATTATGGTTTTACCACCATCACCACCACCCACAACTTTTTCACCCATGCGAGCACACCAAACTTCATACTGATCAGTAGTTTCTGCAAGAAGAACTACTGCATATTCTCCTCCAGCCTCTAAGTAAATTGGTTCTTTAAATACAACATGAGTTGCAACTGAACTATCGTTTGATGTTGTTATATCATCTGGATATAATACTTCACCAGCATTAAGACTGACTAGAGTTGGAGTTCCTAACTCCATAGTTCTTATCTGAACAATACATGGATTACTCTGTCCTGTTGATGGTTTAGTACCGAAGAATAAATCTACAGCAGTTAAGAAAGCACCATGCTGATCATCATCTAAGTTAACATTAGCACTCTGTACTGTAGATGCGTCAGGTACAGGTATGTTAGCAGCAACAATGAATGATTGTGCTAATGGATCACCGTTATCTTCTTCCCATCTTCTTGTAATAGTAGTGATCTGAGTTCTAATAGTTGTAACAGTTGTCTGAAGTTGTATTTCACGGAATTGACCTTGAGATCTAAAATTAGTTTCTGCTGAAGAAATTAATTTACTTCCTTTTAATGGTTTTTTGTTTTGCTTATCTTGAGTTAATCTGTAAGATTTTCTACCACTTCTAATTACAACACTAGGTTGTGGATCTTTATTAGGATCTCTTAAGAACCAAGATCCTTTCAAATCACCATGGTTATCAGTAACCAATCTCAAATCCTTAACGTAAGAAACTGCACCACTTGTTTGACCAACTAATTTTGCACCTTTAACAACATAACCACTGTATAGTCCTTGTGCTTTTGCAGCTAATCCTTTAACGTCAACATTTAGTACCTTAGAAGAACTTGTATAATTTGCTTGCATTCCTTCTGCAGGTTTATATGGAAGATATGAATAGGTAGTTTTTGGATTATTGTATGGGCCTGTTTTATGATCAGATTTAGCAACTCTGAAACTAATAATCTTCTTACCATTGATATAACCATTTACAGTCTCCCCAATTTGGAATACTCCAACAGATCCATAATTATCTAAACTCTTATCATTTGCTATTTCTAATAACTTTGGAATAAAGTCAACACCACTTTGACCATCAAAGAATTGATAATGTCTTTGTGTTGGTTTTAGAAGTGAAGCATCAAACGCAGTGTTTCTAGATCTCATGAATCTATCATCACCACTATCTAATATAACGTCTTTTGACTCAGTAGTTGTTCTAGTTTCTGTTCTTCTACTTGTTGATTGACCTCTAAAATCAAAACTTCCATTAGGTCTATTACTTCCAATATTTCTTCCATTAACAATGTTTTTAACTACAGTTCTCTTCTTGTTCTGTGTTGTCTTGGAAGTTGTATCATTTAATCTAATAGTTCTGACCCAACTATCGCTTGCTGGAGTTAATTCAACAACACCATCAAATGCAATAACATGGAATGGGTTAACATTTTCTACTCTAGTTGCAAGAGGTTGATTTATCCATTCAACTGAATCATAGTCTAAAAGAACTGAATTTCCACGTTTTACAACATTTGAATCTAAAAGATCATAATCTTGTGATGTATCTAATTCACTATCAACTGTATTTGAAGAAGGCATCAAAGAACTTTCAAGACTATTCTGACCAATAATAGGTCTTATTGCTTGTGCAGTTCGATCAACACTTATAGCAGAATAATCAAGATCAATAAGATCATTATTCTTAAAATCATCTACAAAGAATCCACTCTTAAATCTATCATTACCTTGAGCATCTTGAACCTTTAATGCTTCTGTACTTACTTCAAGTAATGATAATGTGGTTACCCTCTCTAAATTCTCAATTCTATCTTCTAGAGCACCAATGTCTCTCATAGTATATCTCTTATTATCAGTCAAATACATTTCTGCATCATCTGGATCGTAAAGATATGGTGGTAAGACTATTGTAGCTAACTCCATTGAGTTATTATCAGATGCAGGAGGAAGTGGGGTTCTTGCAGAAGTTCCCTCTTGAAGAGATAATACACCATACTTGTTAATGAATAGTTTATCTACTCTACCAAGATAATACTCATATCCTAGAAGAGAAGTCTCACCAGATGCTAATAAGAATTTTGGTGTGGTATTAAATTCTGTTGTTCTAGAATCAAAAGCAAATGGAGATACTGTATTGCTAGTAAAATCTGGTACTCTAGGTCTGAAATCAAGAGTATCTGTTGCTCTTACATTATTATCACCAATATCAGGAATATCCTCACTGAAACGTGCTTTATCATAACTCAATACAGTAAATGCATCTCCCTTATCACTCTCAGGGACAACGTACTTATCAAATACAATTAATAATCTTCTAGACGGTATTGAAGAATTTGTTTTTCTAACAAGTCTTGAATAATCGTAGAATTGATCTCTTTGACCTTTATCTAAGGTAAATGATTTTGTAATATTCTGATATTTTCCATCTGTTTCTACAGTATTAATTCCTTCTACAGTAGTAGTAATATTAGACTCATCAAATTTAACAGTTTCATTTAATTCAAATACTCTATCATTTAGATATACAACACCTAATTTATTAGCTCCACCTGAAGATGGTGTAGACCCATTATTTGTAACTACTCTAGCAATTGCATTAGAAGTTTGACCTATAATATGCTCACCAATAATAGCATTTGATGCAACAGCTGCGGTAGCACCGAAAACTATATTATCAAAAGTTGGTTGTGTTTCATCACTTGACTCATAAACAGATATAACTTTGACTACATCAGGTACATTTAAGGATATTTCCTGATCTTGAACTCTTAAACCATATGCATTTGGATTATAGGTTAATCCATCTTGAATACCAGTACCAATACCAGACTGCTGTAATTTAGATAAAGTTACCTCAACAATATTACTCTTAACATAATTCTTAACTTTACTTTGAATACCTTGTTTTACTGCAGTTACGTTAGCAACAGTATTAGAGTCACTAGCATTTAATCCTGTAATTACAACTTCAGATCCACCACTATTCAAACTAAAGTTACTAGCAGTTACTGATCCAACTCCAGAAGTAGATCCATAATGAATAGAATATCTACTTGCAGCATAAGAATCAAAGAATGCTGTAGTAATTCCATTTCCACCACCATCTTTAACACCTGGTGTTCCTGATATAGTAAGAGTTGTTGTAGAAGATGCAATACCTTCACCAGTAATTTGTGCAGCAATTGTTAGTGTAGATGAAGTAAGATCGACAGATGCAATATTAGTATCTGGTAGTACTGTATATAATGAACCCTGTTCAGCTTCTCTGATAGATGGTGCACCAATGGATACATTTACAGTTCCACTTGTATTGATAGGTGTTCCAGAAAATATTCCAGCAACACTTGTACCTAAAGTACCAAGAGTTAGTGCAGTACCATCACCAGAAATAGCGTCAACATTTGCAAATATCTCATCACCATCACCTTGAGAATATCTAATTACTGTATTAGTTGTGATACCAGTAAATACTCCACCTGGTGATCTTAGTGTTGTTCCAGAGTTGGTTACGATTCCAACTGTTATTCCATTAGGTAGAGGAAATTTTTCTAAAAATGTAGTTGCGGTAAAGTCTTGTGCATAAACACCTGATGCAGTTTGTTTAATAGACTTAACATCTTTAATACCAAATGCTTTTACAGCGACTGTTTGTACTGATAAAGAATTACCTTGAATAATAAGTGGTTCATTTGCTAGGAATCTACCAGATGTTTGTTCTACAAAAAGATCATTTCCTGTTCCACTAGTACCACCATTACCAGCTCCACTGGAGTTCCATACATAACCAGTCGCACCACTATTTGCACCTTTTACATGATAAGAATGTAACACTTCTGTTGATGAAAGTGATCTATTTAATGATAATCTAGTAAATGTTTGAACATCATATAGATATAAATTCCATTTTGATGCAGCACCTTGATATTCATTACTATCTAAGTTAAAAGAATATACCCTTGCTCTACCTATTTTTAAAGTTGATGCTGAATAACCATTATATAAAGAAATTTCTTTTCTATATTGAGGTTGACCTGCTACATTATTAACTTGCAACCTATTTCCCATTGTAAATGGAACACTAGTAGTGTCTACACTTTCAGTATCTCTTGGTTTATTCGCATCTATAATAGTTGTATTATCTGTATCAATATCATAACCTTTAACATATGCTGTTCCTCCACCGATCTTTATACACATTAAATCGTCTGAAGGTTCTGCTCCTTGCTCAGTTTGCTCATCAGAGAAGAATAATCCACCATTTCCCATTCTGTTGTTCAATGAATTATCAACACTTATATCAAATGGACTTAAAGTATAATTTCCAGACTCTTCAAATGTTCTTTCAGCAATATAATCTTTAATTATATTGTAATTATTTTTAGTGGTTATCTTTCTAGTTTCACCCTCAACAACCTTTACAATTTCAACAAAATCAGAATCATCATAGTCATCTGTTGCCTTTTTAGTAAGAGTTAATCCAATCTTAAATCTATCGGAACCAGGAGCAGCATAGTTAGTAAATCCTTGTGCGTTATCATATAATGAAGGATCGTCTTTTGCACCAATTATATTTTCATCAATTTTTAAACCAACTCTATATGATGGTGTATTTGTATAATGATCTAAAATTATTGTTTGCTTAGTTACGTTAACAAAAGTTCCTCTAATAAAGAATACACCATCATTTACAGAACACGCAGATCCCACGGCTGTTGCATCTTGAGATATTAAGGTTGCTACTTCTTGTCCTGTAGAAATAGTAGTATTACCATAAACTATATTTTCTCTTGCTATTAGTGATTCACCATCTGCAAACACTTCAGTTGCGAAGTCTTCAGGACTAGAATCTATGTATTTTACATATATTGTTAGATCAGTTACATTAACACCATCAGGTAGTACAACTTTTTGTACAGTTCCAGTTACTCCTGAAGTTCTACCTTCTAAAACTTTACCTACAAGTTGATCAGCATATATTGAAACATCAATTCCAAACTGTAAAGGGCTCAATTTTACAGAATTGTACTGATAATCAACAGTGATTCCACCTGGAATTACAATCGACCCTTCTTTAAATATATGACTACCAAATTGTTCAACCTGATTTTGTAAAATAGATTGAAGTGTTGTTAATTCTCTAGCTTGGACTGGAAATCCTGGCTTGAATAAAACCTTGTAAAAATTCTTACTAGGATCAAAATCGTCATAGTAAGGGCTAATGTTTAAATCTTTCTTTTGAGCCATGATTTTTTAGAATTCCAGTATAATTTTAATGTCTTCTTTTTGTCTACTATCCCTAGTAACTGATTTGCGATTGTCGATGTAAATTACATCACCTGTCGTTTTATTTATCTCTGGATCGGCAAGACCACTTGTGAAATAAACACCTAAGTCTATTTCTCTATTACCATCACTGTAAGTGTTTCCAGTAAATGCAATAGCAGGGGAAGTATCGGATGGGCCACCAGCAGCAAAACTAATACTATTAGATGTAGCTTCAAATCCTAAAACTTTTGCATCTGTACTAATACCAATATAATCAGTTTGATCAGTATTATTTCCATAATATAAAGATCTATCCTGATAATATTTTAAAACATTAGTTTGCTTATCAAATGAAGCAACATATCCACGAGCAACATCACCATCAGTACGTGTTTGGAATATAGAACTACCAATAGAAATAGAACTACCATCAAAGGAATCATCAAACTTAATTGCACCTAAAGATGAGTATTGACTACCAGTAAATATTGTACTCTTAGATGAGAATGTAGATGGATTTTTTACAATCCCCACTTGAGAAAAAGTAGTATCTGTTGGAAAGTCTCTTGTAGAATCATCAAATCTTGCATAAATTAAAACTCTATCTGCACCTAATTCTTTATAAACATCATACCCATGTCCTCTAGAAGGAGGTATAATTGGTATAAGTTTTGCAAAAGTACTTGGAGAAGTACCAGTTGGTTGAAGTAAACCTAAATCAACAATACCATAAGTATATCCACTTCCACCTGCAGTTACAGTCACTGATTGAATAATACCACCAACAGTTTGTACAGATGCTTTTGCACCAGCACCATCACCAAGAATATCTACTGAAAATGTTCCATTATTATATCCAGCACCTGGATTTTCAATATAAACTTGTTTGATTTGGTTAAAGTTAACATCAGAATCAGCAGCTTCTCTAACATTTTGAATTTGAGAGTTTGTAGAAGTAGACCAATCATTAGGAACTACAATATACTCTGTAGAATCAAATTTTATAATATCACTAGGTGATATTGAGAATAAGAACTTCCAAACATATCCATCACCACTTGTTCCAGCAGCAGATGGTTCTAAATCTGTAAATGTTGGTTCATCCTTTGATTTACCACCACCAGCCGTCGTAGAACCTGGTGCACCATAAGAACCATTACTTAGACAAATGTAAACATTGAAATCACTATTAACAACATAATAATTAGCATCATATAATCTAGCAGTTTTTGATACAGGAGAGGGATTACTAATACTGTAATCCTGTCTGTACATATCATAAGAAGTATTTGAAGTCCATTGAACTTTTCTTATAACTCTTCTTATATTATTAGCATTTATTTTTTGACCAAATAGTGAAGTGCTTCTATATTGTGCTTCGTACGAGAGATTATCCGTTGGTAATAAAGGTGCAGAACTATCCCAAGTGCTAGTTCTACCAAATCCAGGATTTGGAGTAGCGGGATTGCTCAGTCCTAAAAAAACATAATAGGAGTTATTAGTATCAAGTACAGACTCTACAAAATTACTTGCATTAAATATTCTAAATTGATCTGTTACGACGGCAGACATATTAATTTTGTTTTTTTATAATAGATATTTATAAGAGTTTATTAAGATGTTGGATCGACAGCCCCAGTATCTCTAAAACCTTCCATCCTTCTCTGAATTGTTGGGAAGGTGGTTAAACCAGAATTAATGGTGAGACCACTAACACCGATTGCTATTGGATTCGCAGTATTTCTACCAAGTGCTCCACTCAATCTACCCATTGAGAAGTTTCCTGCTGGATTATTTTCCCATGCTCCTGTAGTACTTAACCCAGTATGCACAGTATCAGATTTAACGTTACAGATTATAATTGTTTCTGTACCACTATATCCTCCATGGTTACCACTAATGTTATAAACATTGTCTAGGAATTGAGTTCCTATACCAATTACTTCAGTATCCGAATCATAGATTGATGTTACACCATTTCCAATTTGTGTATTGAAAACACTTATTGGACGACCATCTTGTAATATAGAAAGTCCACCAGCAGAACGGATACTAAACATCAATGCTAAACCAGTTGATGATCCTGCTTTGGTAGTTGTACCAATTCCAGTGATAGATCCAGAAATGGCCTGAACTGAAGTAATGTTACTTACTAATTCAGTCTTATATAATGGGAATGGTGCTATAACTTTAGGTAGATTGGTAGTGGTGTATCCAGTTCCAGCATTTGTAATTGTAGTACCAGCAATAACACCATTTGTTATAGTTGCAGTTGCGGTTGCAGTTGTTCCACCACCAACAGGTGCAGCAACTGAAAGATTAGTTGAAGCACCGACATATCCAAGACCACCATCTACAATAGTGAATCCTGATACTTGACCAGAACCATTAATTGTAGCAGTTAGAGATGCAGCACGAGGTTCTGAGATAGAATTATCTACAACAAATCCACCAATAGGTTTAGTAGGAAGATCATTTTCATAATTAAAGATTGATGCATCATCAACAAATATCTCAGAAGATTCTGTAGAAGATAGATCTCTAATAATCTTAGATGTTGGGAAGATGAATGGTTCTGTTATTCCTCTTGCCTTAGAAACAATTTGACCACCAATAGTCTTATCAACTTTTTGTTTAGTCCAACTAAACTGCTTTGTTTCACTAGTAATTCCTGGCCCAGTGTAGAAACTAGTTTCTATTCTATCTGAGTCAACAATTGCTTCGATTGTTCTTTCTGTTTGATCTTCTTTGGATGTATCTATCTTTAATAATTCAAGATTATCACCAGGTTTTATTGATTCTACAATATCACTGACTAATACAGTATCTGCACCATCAGTTCCACGATAGAAGAATATACTTACATCATCAGTTGTTCTAGGTGGTTCACTAAAGACAAATGATGTTCCTCCATTAAACTCATAACCAACTCCTGGTTCTTGGATTGCACCATTAACGATAATTAACAACGCATTTGATAGATTCATTTCAGGGAATGCTGGTGTATCTTCAGATTCAAATGCTAATAATTCACCATCATATCTTAATTCAAATCTTACTCTAGCACCATCTTGCTGATCCTTAATAGAATCAATATAATCAAATTGACCAAACTGCCATGCTGAGAACTCATCACTTCTAACTTCAACTGCATCAAATATTGCAGGAGTTATTATTTCTTGTAAATTAGAATCTGTAACTAAACCAACAGGTGTAAACTTATCACCTCTTCTAAATCCATAACCACTTCTAGTGATTCTCCAATCAGTCACTTCACCATAAGGTAAATCTTGGAAGGTTGTTATTCCAACAAACACTTTAATAGTATCAGTATCTACAATTTCCTGAATAGCGATGCTTTGTCCTGAAACTGGATCAGATGTTCTTGGATAGTCATGTTCACTATTGAAGTTATCTCTACCACATGTAAAGGTTAATGAATCATTAGCAATTGTAATAGTATTAGCAAGTGATAAACCATGATTAGTAGTAAATGATAATTCAAGAATACCTGTTGATGGAATATATCCTGCATCATTAACAGTTAAAGTTCCACCAATACTTCTTGTTACAGAGTTAATACCAGCACTTACAAATCTATGCTCGTCACCACGTGGACGTTGACCCATACCAATATTAAGTAATAGACCTGTTCCAGTATCTGTAGTTGGCCCATCACCTAATCTGGATACACCAATAACTCCAAGATCTTGGTATGCAGGTTCTGGAATAATCAAATTAGGATTGATATAGTTTGTACCAGCAGCACCAACACTAAAGTCTATTCTTGCACCAGTTCCATATGGTGATTTACCTACATTAACTGTAAATTTGTTTGCAGCAAATACTTGTTCAACTCCAACAATTTCATTGTGCTTAGGATCTTTCTTAGGTCTAGGATAAGTGTGAAGATCAAGGAAATTATTCTTAGCACATGTAAATGTTAAACCACCAGTTACGAATCCAACAGTATTATTTGCTTTCTGAATACCACTAGCAGCTGCAGATACAAATGTATGTGCTGATGTATTTGTGGAAGGTACTCTCTTAAGTGATTGAATTTGGAAAGTACTTCCAGATGCATTAGAAATTGGAATCCACTTATTATGGATAGGATCACCTGGTCTAGGATAAGTGTGCTGTGTCTGATTATTATCATAAGCACATGTAAAGGTTAAAGAATTCTCTTCAATCTTAATTAAGTCTCCATTTGACCATCCGTGAGCACTTACAGTCTCAATTTGTACAACACCTGTAGTTGGGTTGTAAGTAGTACCTGCTTTTGCTGTATTGATTCCTGATTGTGTGAAACTATGACTTGTTGTAGTTGTTACAGTTAGAATTCCACTTCTAGGATCGTATTCTGTACCAGTAGTTGCTGTAAATGGGCCACCTGCATTTGCAGTAATTGATCCTACACCAGCAGTTACAAATCTATGTTTGTTGTAGTCTACTATTTCTGCATTTACTACACCACCAGTACCAACACTAGATCCAACAAATGCTTCAAATGATGTTGAATCATTATTGAACGCATCAGTGCATATACCAACCACTGGGTCTGAAGAACGTGGATATGGATGTAATGTTCTAAAGTTATCCTTAGCACAAGTGAATACAAGAGATTCTGTCTTAATTCCTATCCTACTATTGTTAGCATTGATAGCAGTCATACCTGCATCACCAACCACAACCTTCAATATACCACTTCCACCTTCATAAGAAGAATCAAGAACATCAAGTTTTGAGTTTGTTGTTATTCCAACAAAGATACTGAATGAAGTAGGCCCAGTTGTACCAATACCAACGACCTTACTATATTCTCTGTTAATAGGATCTTTTCCTAATCTTGGATATGTGTGAATAGAATGATTATTATCCCTACCACATGTAAATGCTAATGAATCGGTTTTAATTCCAACCTCATCAACTGACTTCACTAATGGTGCAGATGCTGCTACAAATGTATGAATTCCTGCATTTATATCTCCTGCAGGGCCAACATAAACAGCGAATGTATTAACACCTACTTGTTCAATAGGTAACCAGTGACTTCCAGTTTCATCCTTATCAGCAGAACTCTTTCTTGGATAGAAATGACTTGTTGCATGATTATCAAGAGCACATGTAAATTCTAAAGAATTTTCTTGAATATAAACATATTCTCCAGTCTGCCAACCATGACCAGTAATGGTGAAGTTCATATATCCAGTTGTTCCATTAAAGTCAAGATCACCGATTGTATGAGTGGTTGATCCTTTGAAAGGATGAGATGATGCAAAGAATGTAACAATACCTGCTGTAGGTTCGTACTCTGCATATGGACTAGCAATGGTGGTAGTTACATTAGGTGATGAACCTACATTTAATTCAACTGTAGTTGCAGTAGGAACAGTAACTGAAGTATTGACTCCAGCAATAGGATCTGATGCACGAGGATATGCATGTTCTGTAGCAAAATTATCTCTACCACATTTAAAGGTTAATGAACCATTATCAAATCTGATTTGCTGACCACCAGTAATTCCGTGAGCAGATGCAAAGGTTACTTGTAATACACCAGTAGATCCTGTATATGCTGCTCCAACAGGTGTTAATTTACCACCACCAGAAACCTTAGTAATAGAATCAGTAACACCACTTACAAATTCATGTACATAATCACCACCACTAAATACTGCGTTTGCAAGATCACTGGAACCACTTACGAATGAATGTGCATAATCTCCACCAATTTCTATAGCACTACTTGCAGCACTTACAAACTTATGCTCATAAGGTGTATCAGTAATTCCTATAGAAATATTACCAGCATAAGCAGAACCATATGTTGCATCACCATACCATGGTAGTGCATAACCTCTACCAAGGTATCGGTGAGGTATAGAGTTAACACCGACATTAGTAGTAAATCTATATCTTGGTAATTTACCAACATCCAATGTAATTGTGCTTGTAGTTACTGATGTTACACCAATAACTGATCCATCTCCTGCAGGATCTCCAAGACGTGGATAAGAATGAATAGTTGCATAGTTATCTTGAGAACATCTCCAGTCTAATGATTCTGTCTTAAGTCCAACAGTCTCACCCATCATCTTCAAGATACCATCAGATGCTGCAGATACAAATGTATGTGCATATTGATCTTCAGCAGCTGCAGCACCAACATATACAGTAAATGTGTTTACAGTATAAGCATGAACTGCTAACCACTTATGATGAGCAGGATCATTTGGTCTAGGATATGAGTGTTCTGTAGCATTACCATCTTTTGTGCAAGTATATGTTAGAGAATGATCTTTTATTTGTACTCTCATTCCAGTAACAAGACCATGACCATTACTTGTGATTACTAGTTTTCCAGTTGATTGTGTATAAACTGCATTAGTTGCTGTTAATGAAGTTGCAGCCTCATACCCATGGCCTGACCCTACATTCAATTCTACCTGTCCAGTGCTTGGAATATACGTTGCGTCAGTTACGTCTCTCTCACGGGCAGGAGAAGTACCTACATTAACATAAATTGACCATGCAGTAGGTACTGTTGCAGTTAATGTTTGTCCGTATGCAGGATCACTTGGTCTAGGATATTTGTGCTCTGTTTGGAAATTATCTCTAGAACATTTAAAGGTTAATGAAGCATTAGCAATAGTTACACTTCCACCAGGAGAAATACCATGATTACTACCGAATGTAAGGGTTAACTGACCAGTATTAGCATTATATTCACCATCATTTGGTGTCAAACTACCATTTATTGCATTAGTAGCAGCAGAAACAAATTCATGCTTATAATCACCACCTGAATAAAGAGCACTAGTTGCAGTACCTACAAATTGATGAGTAAAATCTCTTTCATCAACATTTAAGATTGTATAGTCTTCACTGTAACTTGTTAAACCTACAGGATACTTAGGATAAGTTGAAGTTGTTATACCAGAGAATCCACTTCTAACTAACACTGCACCAGTTCCTACACCTACAAATCTGTGTAGAGAATCTGTACCAACACCAACATTAATGGTTATTGACTCAGCAGTTCTTTCAATAATAGTTGTATTGATTCCTGCAATAGGATCTGTACCATGACGAGGATATGAATGGTAAGAAGAATAGTTATCTTGTGAACATGTGAATGTTAATGAATTAGTTGCAATACCAACACTCTGTCCAACTCCTAAAGCATTAGGGCCAATTATTAATGTTAAATTACCATTACCTGCATCATAAGCTGCATCATCTACATCATAATCATCAGCACAAGTAAATCCTAAACCAACTAATTTAACCTGTTTAACAATTCCAGATTCGAAGTAAGTAGGATAAGTTGTAGTAATCTCTAATTCACCAGTAACATTATCATAATCTGCAGCTGCAATTGGGTTCTTAACTGATGCAACAGTTGGGAATCCAACAATATTAGTAATACTACCTTCTGCATCAGTTTCAACATATGCTTTTGCTGGTACTGGAACAGCATATCCTAATCCTGGTGTAGAACCAAGAGAAACTAACATACCACCTCTTGGTAGTTGATTTTGATTTATATCTTGAGGATCAATAAAGACATCTCCTGTAGCAGATGCTATACCTGTGAAAACAATACTACTAATTCCAGATACAGTATCTTCTATAATGTTGAAGTTATTATCAGGGTTATTTGCAGTAGATGGTTTCTGGAATATATTGCTAAGAGTTAATAATCCACTACCACCAGTACTTCCTAGACCAACAGTATTTGCACCACCAACTTTCAATGTAAATTGACTATCAAGTCCAGTAAATTGATCTGTTATATCATCATATACTTGGTTCGTATCATAATCATTTCTTAAGAACGTACGTCCAGTAAATGATGATGTTGGGAATTCTAAATTATTTCTAGTTTTTTCTGCCTGAGGGTTTCCTTTAGGTGACTCAGTAAAGAATATTTCCTTACCAACAATGTTATATGAACCTCTATAAACTTGAACAGTTGCAGTATTTGAATGAGTAGCAGGTGTTGAACCAACAAATGATCTTTCAACTTGAATAAGAGATGTTGTTCCAATTCCAGTAATAGGGCCTTCTACATCATCACCTATTCCAAGATTAACAATCTTCATATATTCATCATCAATCCTTACAATATCATCAGGGCCAAGAGATGAAATACCACTAAGTGAGAAGGTTGTTGCAGTAGTACCTATACCCAATGTACCAGCACCATCAATATTTTCAATATTGTTCTGCAAAGTAAATGAAATTGGATTAAATGCTAATGGAGATTGTATTAAATTATCAATAGTAATAACTGCCTTTGTATTAGAAACCGCCATTTGGAATTCATGTGCGTTTCCTGTACCAACACCAACAAATGTAACACCAGTACCAGCAAGTGCTAATGTTTTAGAAGTTGCTATAAAGAATGAATCACTACCCTCTCTAATAGCAAACACAGGACTTGTTAGTGAATTAATACCACCGCCACCATCTTGATATTGCATTGGAGTAGATCCAACACCAACAAATGTTGAATTTGGTTTGTATATTAACTCTTCTCCAGTTCTAAAGAAGTGATCACTAATATTAAATCTACCAGAAACAAGATCAACAGTTTCTGAGACAGCAGGATTAAATGACTTAGCAAAAATTGGAGTTGCATTAGAAGTTAGTGTGAAGTTCTTTCTATTAATTCTATCGCCATTAATTGCATTGTAGAAGAATAATTTAAGATTCTCTCTTCCACTACCAAATTCAAGAGGTTCTGTAAGTTCCTCATTAAGTGTGTCTAATGGGCCATACATGCAAAGATTTAATGAAGCTACCTGAATTTCAGTTCCTGTATATGCAGAATCTGGAATAAACTCAAGTTGGAATTGATTACCATTGAATTTACCATTGAAAGATCCTAATCCTGATAAACTATCTGAGAGAGATGTACTTCCTACAGATATGAATGGGGATGGTTGAGTATAAACATCACCTTGATCATGCATAGTATAAACTTGATGCAATGCTCTGGTTGATCCAGCACTAACTTCAATAACAGATCTAACTGCATTGAAATCTGTCTGAAGAATTGAGAATACGGTTGTTGTTCCAGTACCAATAGAATAATCAGACTGATAAAGAGCAGTTTGCTCAGATCCTGGAGGTTGACCAGGTGCTAGGTATCTGTAAGTTCCAACTCCAACAGCTGTTGAACCAAATCCAACTATTCTAGTCTTAAGTTCTATCTTATCTGTTGAATTATTATGATAATCAACTATTAATTCATTTCCATGACCAGAATCTGTTGAGAATCCTACTACAAATTCACCCATTAAGATATCTGAGTACATTCCAACATCAGAATGTGTATCAACAAAATATTCAGAAGTATATGTATTTTCACCATCATGAGTAACATATAGTTCTACATAATTCTGCTCATTTGTTGTTTGATTTAGTAGATGGTTCTGTAAATGTAGTGAATGATATTTCTCTGAACTTAAACCAATAACTCTAGTAGTTGTTATTCCTGATGAAACAGTGGTAGCAATACCAACAGAACCAGATATATTAACAAATCCTACACCAAATGTACCAACACCTGTTTGATCATTAAAGTTTTGTCTAACCACCTTAAGATCGTAGTCTGTATTATACGCATCAGGTAAAGGAGTAAATCTAAGATAAGTATCTCCAAGAGCATCTTCAAAGACTGCAAAACTACCAATAGATGTTTCATCATCTAATTTTTGTTTTTGTAATAGAACAGATTCTGTTCCAAAATTACTCATCAATATTAAATCTGCTGTTTGAATATCAGATTGATCTACATTTGTAACTCTAACAAATAAACTTTCAAAAGGAGCAACACTTGAATTGTCTATCTTAAATAGATTTAAAAATTCACTAGGATCACCATCTAAGTTTGAAAACTGACTATTAATGTCGTCTATTATCAAAACTTGATTACTCTTTGCAAGTAAATATGATGATAATCTCTTATTATCAATTTGAACAAATTTAGATGCTTTACCAGTTAAAGCTATAATTGATTCTCTATTAGTCGTATTATATTCTAAGTCAACTGCAGTAGCGTAATTATAAAGTGTATCTACTCTTTCATCACCTATTATATCAAGGATAGAGAGTGATTGATCTTCACTACCAATTCCAACTAATGCTGTTGTAGATGTTATTCCAGTGTCTGCAAAGTTCTTAAGACCTGCAGTATGAAGTAATCCATTTACTGGACTTCTTAATGTACTATATTCTTGACTACTCTTAACCGTATATGAAAGATTTTGGTAATAATCATTATCAGGAAGTACCTGATTATCTAAATTTAATTTTCCAATATCATCAGTCCAACCAATATCCTTCTTAACTGCATAACTTACATCAAATCTTCCTTCGTTTTCAGTAATGCTAACAACATTTGCTATTGTTCCAGATTCCTTTCCAATAATAACTTCACCAGGACTTAATTCATAAGTTCCAGAAATTTTAACAAAATCAGGATTATCTGCATCAACTTTATTTTCGGTAATGTATAAATCTCTAGGAACATCGTTACTTATTATTTGTTCACCAACAATAAATTGAGATGGGAATTGATCAACTGAGAATGTTGGATAATCCTTTCTATTAATGATCACTGCAAGAGATCCTTGATCAGTAACAGCAACACCACAATTTGTTGAATACTCAGATGCATCAACAACAACTGCATCACTTGCACCTGATAAGTATGCTATAACTTTAGGGAATCTATAACCAATATCTTTAGAGTTAAATCCAGTACCACCATGAGCATCTTCTTTGATTATATTCTCTATAAAGACTTCATCACCAACTTTAAATGGTTGTTCAGCATATCCTGCTGATGGAGTTGTTATATGACATGTAAATATTCCACTATTGTTACTACCAACTGTTTGAATACCAATACCATTAGTATTATTGACTGTAAACAATTCTACTTGTGTTTCTGGTAATCCAGATGGAGAAACAACTACATCAACATTTGATACTGCAGGCCCTGCTAATGATGCTCTTAACAAACCAGCTTCAATTCTTTCTCTTGTAGTTGGATGTACAATATGTACATTTGGAGCAGATAGATATCCACCACCACCATTAGTAACAGTAACTACACCTATTGTATTTGAGTTTTCAACAACAATTAAAGGTGAAATAAATGCATTTGGTTTTAAAGTCTTATCTGATGAATATTCAAATCCTTCGTTAATTATTCTTACTTGGTTTGCATTACCAATTGATTTTGAAGAAGGAATAACATATGCACCTGTTCCTGAAGTATTATCAATACCACTGAAATTAGGTAATCTCTTATATCCAGTTCCACTGAAGTTAATATCTGCTTTATGAATACCACCACGTGCTGTTGGAGATGTTGTGGTATATTTTAAAGAACCTTCAGTTGATGCATAAGATAATCTCTCTGGAACTCGTCTTAGAGCTACATCAAATGTTGTAGATCCTGTAGCAATAACATTATATCTGTCGTTATATAAACTATCTGAAAAATTGATTAATGAATGACTTTCAACAGAAGTATCTGCTGTAGTAATACCTCCACTATTTTCTAAGTTATAATACAACTGAGATGGAAGCATAGTATCATAATTTAGAGTTCTATTTGCAATAGTACCAATACCAGCTGTTCCAAAACCTGTTATACTAAACTGAGTTGCACCTGTAAATCCAGTAGAAACAAATTCATTATTAAACTGATTATCATAATAGAATTTAAGTTCATATCCTGTTAAAGAAGGGTCAACTATATCAAATACAAAATCACTATTTCCAACAACGAATAGAGATGGATTTACCAATGAAAGAGATTGAGTTCCAATTCCAGTACCAGATATTTCAGTTGTAATAGGAGGATTGGTATAAGCATCTTTAGAAGTTGCAGATAATTTTATAATATTATCATCAACTCTGTATACAAAGTAACTACCAGTATGCAGTCCAGTAGAAACACCATAAGGAGCCTCATAGTAAACCTTATCTCCTGTTTTTAATCCATGATCATTTAATGTTATTTCATCTTTTGTTGTATTAACTGCAAGAGAATCAAAATCAATAGGATTAATTAAAATATTTCCAGTATCTGCATTTCTTTTAACTCTCACACCTGTAGATGTTCCAATACCAACTGAAAGACTAGACTTAACTTCTAAGTCAATTTGATCACCTACAGTTAAATTATGAGTAAATGCTGTAGATATAGAGACAGTCGAAATAATTTTTTGGGTTTTTGCTAAAACTTGCTCATATTTGGTCTCAATTTTATAATTATCCTGATTAGTACCACCACCAGTAAAGTAAACATCAGAGAAACCAATACCTACACCAGTTTTTATACCAACATAGTTT